TTGGTGTTGGCAGTACAGCATCATACCCACAAATTGATATTAATGCTATTGGTAAGAGAGTTCTTATAAGATCTGTTGGTGTTGGAACCACACGACCAAAGGCTGCTGTCGATTTCTCTGAAGCAGGAGTTGGATATTTCAGCGATGCGTATCGCTTTATGATACTTCCTCGTCTGAATACAACTCAGAGAAATAACTTAGATACTTCGACTGATAATATCAGAGGAGCAGTCGTATTTAATACCACCACTGCAGTTCCTGAGTATTATACTGGTTCCGCTTGGGTTCAAATGGCGGCAAGCGGAACAATTTCTTATGCTGAAAGATCTGGTATTGCAACTTATGCTAACTTTACTGGTTTCGCAACTGATGCTTCCAATGTAATTGGTGGTATTGTAACTTGCACCTCATTGAATGTTTTCCCTGGCGCAGGCGGAGGTATTTCTACTTTCAGTGGCATTACAACAGTTACTGGTCCTACATTCTTTACTAAACAATTGAATGTATCTGGTGTTTCTACATTTGGAAACCTTACTATTAATGGTAATTCTGAATTTAATGGTACGGTCGATGTTGATGACGACTTTGCTGTTAGAAATCCCTCAGGTGGTGATAAATTCTTTGTTGTCGCCAATACCGGTGACACCATAATTGAAGGATTTATTGATGCAAATGGTGGACTTGATGTATTGGGACACACTGAGTTGGATCAACTTAATGTATCTGGTGTTACAACAACATCATCTCTTAGAGTTGGAACTGGTGTTACGGTAAGTGCTGGTATAGTAACAGCAACCAATGGTTTCTTAAGTGGTATTGGAACTGCTGTTCAAATTACAACGGTGGGCAATCAGTTAGTGTTCACTGTTCCTGGTGTAGGTTCTACAAGTTTCACATTGTTCTAATAGACAGTTTTACAACTGGCACAAGGGGGTTCCGACCCCCTTTTTTAGTGCTATAATAGTCCTATACGCAATGAGGTCAGTGATTCAACTCCGTCCCCACCAGCAACGTGCTCTGGATGCCCTGCTGCAACACCGCAAGGGTCAGGTGATTATCCCGACTGGCGGCGGCAAGACCAACATCGCTATCTTTGATGCTATTCGTGAGTTTCTGAAAAATACTCCTCAGACTATTGTAGTCTGTGCTCCGCGCATCCTCCTGGCAGAGCAGTTGTCCAGCGAGTTCCTTGAGTTTATCACAAATGCTCAGGTTCTGCACGTCCATTCTGGTGAGACGCACCACTTCAGCAGCACTCGCCCCAATGTGATTCGTGCCTGGTATGAGCAAGCGAAGGGTCACAAACTCATTTTTACCACCTATAACTCCCTGCAGCGTCTTCAGCAGGCAGATATTCACGTTGATACCATTTACTTTGATGAGGCACACAACAGCGTTCAGCGTCACTTTTTCCCTGCTACGGAGCACTTCTCTGCTAATGCTGACCGCTGCTATTTCTTCACTGCTACTCCTAAGCATTCTGCTACTATTTCCAAACCTGGTATGAATGACGCTGCCGTTTATGGCAACGTGATCTGCAATGTTCCTGCTCCTGAACTGGTGGACGGTGGTTTCATCGTTCCTCCTAAGGTTGTGGTGCAGCAGTTTGAGATGCTCAGCAAGGGTCAGATCGTCGCTGACGTTGACTGTGAGAACCTCATTCAGACTATTGATGCTCAAGAGGTTGGCAAGGTTCTGATCTGCTCTAAAGCAACCAAGCAGATCGTTTCTCTGGTTTCTCAGACTGACTTCTGCACTCAACTGGAGGAGCGTGGTTTCTCTTGGATGTATATCACGTCCAAGACTGGTGCTATCATCGACGGTCAGAAGGTCAACCGTGAGGTGTTCTTCGACACTCTGAGTGCCTGGGGCAAGGATGACTCTAAGAAGTTTGTGGTTCTGCACCACAGCATTCTGAGCGAGGGCATCAACGTGTCTGGTCTGGAGGCAGTGCTGTTTATGCGGTCCATGGACTACATCGGCATCTCCCAGACCATCGGACGGGTGATCCGCCTGCACAAGGACGATGCAGAGGGTCTCAGCAGCGGCAGGATCGCCCCTGGTGCCCTTCAGGACTACACCAAGTCCTTTGGGTTGGTCTGTATCCCTGTCTACTCTTCTGTGGGCATCAGCACCGCTAAGAAGGTCCAAGCGGTGGTGGACACCGTGTTTCAGCAGGGTCTTCCTGCCATCAGCGTTGTCAAACGCTGATTTTTCTGCTATACTATCCACACATCAGGAGAAACTCCAATGCGCTGCAAAGTCCAACTCTACATTGCTGGTAAGGTCTTTGATGAGATCGTTGAAGCAAAAGACTACAATGATGCAAAGCGAACTGCACTTGCTCGTAACCCAAGTGCTAAAGTCATTGGCGTCACTGCAGTATTCGGATGACGGAACATTTTCAAAAACCTTTCATCAACCGTCCTGGTATTCTTGATGCAAAACCAGGAGATCCTCAAGGTTATGTGACCAAAGATGGTATGTGGGCAGCAGTTCCATTTGGTAAAAAGTTTATGATTATTCACAATGGGCAACAGGTTCACGTTGCCAACAACTACAAGTCCGCAAAAACCTACATTCAAAAGTCCGCAAAAGGCGCATCGGTCTCCAGTCTGGATCAATTTCTTGGTTAAATAGTGTAACTATAAGGCACATTATGGAAGAAACTCCTGAAGTCAAATGGAACCGTGGTCTTGATCTGTTCATTGAAAGTGTTCATAAACCAGACCACGAACTTCGTCAATGTGCTCATAATCAGAAATGCTATCATGAATTGATGGCAGTGCGTGAGCACGTGTTAGACTATCTAAAAACTATCAGACGATGACTTATTACGCTTGGTTTATCGTATTCACAGTAGTGGCATACTTCATCGTAACTGATGATAGTGTCGCTGCTGCTTTTTATTATGTGCTTAAGTTAGCAAAAGCTAACTATGAGAAGCAAAAGTGGTGGTTGTTACACAATCCAAGAAATCCTGTGGTAAAATATATGATGCATCGTCGTTCTATGAAACTTGCAAAAGAGTTGATGGACGAATATGAAAATAAATAGACCTATATCTGGTAATTCTTATGCTCTCTACGCAGTATCGGTTGAGACTTGAAGCAATCTGTGAAAAGATTGTTCTTCACGAAGAGGTGAGTTTAGAAGATATGATTTGGGCAGAGAAACTTGCAAAAGCAAATCGTTCTGCTGGAACAATGCTCCGTCAGGCAAGACGTAAAGCAGAAAATCCCAATATGGATGAAATGGATGACTTCCTAAACTCAATGGACATTGGTGGTTTAGGGCACGAAAGATTTGGTAGAAGAGGTTTTGACAGTCCTGATGAACTTCTTGATTGGTTTAAACGTGATGAAGACGAAACCGATTGGAGGACTAGGGATTGACCTACGAAGAGTTTATTCATAAAGGCACTGAGTTCTATATGGAAATGGTGCGTCTTGTTGATACTAAACTCAAATATCGCATGAACTTTACTGAAGAGGAGAAAGAAATAAAAGATCATATTATGGAGTTTCAACATCAAGTTAAACTGAATGAGTTGAGAGATAAGTTTGAAAAGTGCTTGGAGAAAGAATAATGAAATCATTTCAAGAGTTTCTATCGGAAGAAGAAAAGGCATCAAAAGCAACTGCAAAGTATCAGAACGAACCAAAAGGTAACCAAAAGTGTACTAATTGCAATATGTGGAGAGAACCTAATGCCTGTACTGCTGTGAAAGGCAAGATTTCACCTGATGGTTGGTGTAAATGGCATCAATATGATCGAAAAAATCGATGAAACACGCCGTCATACTTTCACTTTGTTTTCTTCCACTGGCGGTTATATATCTTATAATGAAAGTATCTGTCTGGTTGTCCTCTAGCGTATCCGAAGTCAATTATGTCCGAGAAGATGCAAAACGAGAACACGGACCCTATGTGGAAAATGCATATGGAGACGTTGATGAAGAGGCAGAGAAGGATTGAGATTGCTGAAGTAATAGATGAAGCAATATGGAGATGGTATTTTGAACACGGTAAAGAAGTTCCCAACTGGAAAATGAAAAAAGATCCACAATGGTGGACAGATTACCTAGCAGAACTTGACAACCAAGAGTAAATACTTTATAATACCCGCATATACACTATGATTATGGACTACAAACCCTATAGTATGGAATGGAGTCGGCGGCGGTATCTTGCCGAAGCAATCCAACAATACTTTGATACTGATGCGTCTCTGGATGTTGTCCTGGACGATATTGTGAGTGTGCTTGAGGAGAATGTAGAGCACCACAAGAGTCGTGCCGAACGTTTTCAAGAAGTTCTGAATGGTGTAAAGTCTTTACATAAATAACTAAAAAGTTTAAGAATGAAAACCTTTCAGGAATTTCAGGAGCAAATGTTATCTGCTGCTGATAGGAAAGAAATTAAAATAGCAACTCTTACTTCTGCAGCAAGGCAAAATATTCGTAATGCTGCTTGGCAGAGAAGACACGCCTATCATGAAATAGAAGCAAAAAATAGAAGGGAAGATCAAGATAGAATGCGAAGAGAACAGGAAACACAAATATAATCCTTATGACCCTTGACTTTTTGAGTCAGGGGTCTTATAGTATGTTTACTTACTACCAGACTGATGAAACCCAACTTTCGTAAGGTATTGGAGATGGCACTGGAAGAAGGTGTTCGTTATGGATACAATCGTGCCCATAAACACGTAGAGAACCCACACGAAGATGCTGTGGTTGATTGTGTGGTTGATGGTGCGATGAACTCTCTGTATGAATGGTTTGACTTTGAGGAAAACAATAATGAGCAGTAAAACTTATCTACAATATGTCGCAATCCCTGCACTTGCGTTTTTTGTATCCGCTATTGTATCATATAATTTGACACCAGAAAAAACACCACACCATACATCTACGGTCTCTGGATCTTCTGGTGACCTTAAATGCACTACATCTTGTGTTATTAAAGAGCAATGAACCTAATTAAATTCAAACATCGTGAAGACTTCGGGCACGAATGGTATGTTCAAATTTTAAATGTTAAGCGTAGAAGTTTGCTTCAAGCGTCTGTAAGTTGGAATGACTATCCTTCTTGGCCCTATATTCAAATAAGTTCTGGTAATGGTTGTGGACTAAGTGTTCTCTTCTGGGCATATAAGTTTGGGTTTGATATTGATTTGCTTTCCCGCACTTGGAGATGGGACCATTTAGAGGAAGTAGATGAAAAAGAGACTGATTATCTTGGAATGGATGAGTGTTGATGAAGACAAAATTAAACTGGTTTGAGTATTATTTTGGACATTGTTTCCAGACTGGTTGGAGAGAAATGTGGAACAACTTCAAAATGTGGAGAGACCTTATCAGTGGAAACTATGCTGATTATGCTCTGCTGAAAAACGACGATCCATATGAAGAATGTTATCAGTGGTTCTGGTGCAGCATCAATATGGATGAAACATATCCCAAAGAGTTTCTAGAATATCTGATGGAAATGTGTGATAGAATTGATAGAGGTGAAGAGAAACTTATTCCTTTTGATGAAAACTTTAAGAAAAGGTTGGAAGACCTGGTAGAAGATGTAGACACTTTAGAAACTGGCACACCAGAAGACACTGAAGAGTCTTGATGACCTATAATATTCATATCTGAAACGCCCCTATGACTCTCAAAGAGAAGAAGGCACTCCTCAAACGACTTGAACAGACAGGCACAACCTGTATGGATTGTGGGCAAAAGTATGGTGTCTATTCAGTCGGTTGTTCATCTGTCTGGAATGGTAAGTGTGGTGTCTGTGGTGAAGAA